GTTGGTTTCTGCTGTTGCATTGCGTTCGATAAACGAAATTATGCGGCTGATATTACTTCCGGAACCGCACAATCTGAGTCATGGGAAAAACGGTTAAACCCATTCTCAACGTGGAAATGCAACTCAAAAAACTGCTTATCACTTATCCTTGCCTTCAGAATCTGACGCATCGCTGGCGTGATTGGAATTCCCCTAAGGTACTCATCAATCAAGTCATTAACATCGTCAAAGTCCGCTTTCCAGGGCCAAAGACAGATTCGCAATCCCAACAGGTGTAGTAGAACGCACTCCTGAAACGTATTTGTTGAATTCAGACGCACCCAAGACAAACTACTCATCAACTTAGCGCGGTTCCCAGCGGCGACAGTTACGTCACCAAACTCTGGGATACATCGTTCACGCAAGTGATGGGAAAGAAAATTAAGGTGTCGTGCCATTTTTGGCACAACATTGCCCAACTCAAGTATTATCGCATACTGAGCCAAGTAATCCCTCAACTTCACAATCCCAATAGAGCTTGAAAGCTTGATTGCTAGATCATCCCCGTTAATAAGGCATCGAAACACCGAATTATACGCAGGACTACCATATCTGAACCCGGAAAGTCGCTCCACAGCCTCAGCCGTAGCCAAGAAATATTGAAGCGAATTATCATGCCCAGTATTCTTCCACCCAGACTTGTTGTGCAATAACCTGTAGACAACGCCGCAAGCAATCGTATCGCCAGCATAAACGCTATCATATAAGAGGTCAACAGCAGCATGGTACTGAGGTGGGAGAAATGCCTTCCGAAGATCACGAATAACACGAGCAACACCAAGATTAAACCTCTGGTCACAACCATCCCCGTCAGCGTCGTAACAATCAACCTGGTCGCTTAAACCAAGGATCGTATCGACATATTCATTGCCGGGAACCTGGATACCAATGGTAATTGGATGCTGCCCAATAGTCTCCATGAGTTTGTCATTCTGGATGCCAAACAGCACTTCACTGGACAGATGGTGAACAATGCCCGAAGCATTAAATCCACGCGTCTTTTCGGACTCCACACGATCTCTCGTACGGAGCTCATCTTTTAAGGTCAGAGAAAAGGGGAGCCACCTTTCATGACCGGCTAAAACGGCACGGACATCACCCTCAATTTCATCACCATACTTTTCAAGAGATTCACCCTTTGAAGCACAGTCATAATAATAAGGATAACCTGGACTCTTCGACAAGTCAAGCATAGAAATCGCCTCACGGTATTCACGAACGTTGTCTCCAAACCACAACCCCACAAGCAACTCATAGACAATCGCATACATTCTCTGCAACTGCTCGGGCTCATAAG